TACTCTATATAGAGTATAGAATATTTCCATAAATTTATTTTTTGTTATATATTATATTGATGAATTAGAATTCATCAGACTGTCCTACACCAACAACTTTCAATTTAAAAGTTTGGTTCAAATTGGCATTACGAGCTATACCAGCTCTAATATTGACATTGCATCCATCTCTGACAAAATCGGGCGGCACAGGAATACCAGGAACTTGCATGCCTGTTCTGGTATCAATAACTTCAAACCATTTTGATTGGTCGGACTGATTGTAGACCAAAACAGTTTCGATATATGGATTCTTTTCATTGACCATTGCTTTCTGTTCTGGGCTTAGATTCTGTAAGTAAGCATCATATCCAGGTTCAGAAGACATAGCATAGGCTCCATTGTCATTATGAGTGATATTTACGCCATCTGTATTGCTGTTGATATAACCAGCCGATACAGGACTCATAGGACCGGCCTGTAATTTACCGACAGGAGCATTCAGATAAGCATTGTACATATCCATGACAATCTTATCATCAGAATCTCTTTCGTCAATTTTAAGCTGATTCTGCTTTTTCAATTCAAAATTATTAGAATCAGTTACCATACCTCTAAGTTCTCTGATAGCACTGATCTTGCTGGACATAATACCAGTCAAAGCACCAGATAAGTTAGAGATATAGAGATATTTATTTTTAAGTGTACGAGAAGAACGTACACTATTCAGATCTGCTGTAATTTTATTACCAAGATCATCTATTTGTGCAATAACACCAGCCATCATTTGAGCAGGTGCATTATATGTTTCTAAATAAGTCATGTCAGAATTTAATGGACTTCTATTGCGTACAGAAGGTCCTTCTTCTACTGGCTTCTTTTTAGGTCTGCCTCGTTTTGGTTTGTCTTCAACTTCTACGGGGACAGTGGCAGACTGGGTATCTACTTCGAACAAAGATTGCCCGAAGTCCATAAGGTCTTCGTTTTTATCCACGGGTAATTCCTCCTTCAATATAGTTCAAATTACTGATGTGTTGAGAATATAGCAAATAAATCTATATGATACAATGTAATAACATTTGAAAGGAGTTTAGAATAGTATGTCAAATTTTCCTAAATTAATTCCAAAGTATCCATTAGGTTCTGATTTAGTTGTCATGGATACTGTATATAGATATGGAAGACGAGATGAAGAGACAGGATCTTACTCCAAAGATTTTATGACGATTTTATATAAAGATAATATAACCAAGCAAAAAGGAATTACCTTTATCGAAGAACCCGAATATTTTTATTATGTATTAAAAGATGAAGTAGAAACCCCAAGTTATAGAAAATTCTTTGAAACCAAAGATCATCTGAAACAAGTAATATGTAAATATAATAGCTTAACCAAATCTATTGCACAATCGATAGGGGAATTAGATTATTATAATAAGCAGATTAAAATAGACCGTAGAGCAACCAATGCATATTTCCAGCAAAACACAAGAGTGTTTGAATCTGATATTCCTATTACAGATTTCTATAGAATGAGATTTGCTGAGCAATATAAGAACACGGAGACTCCTATTACAAGAGCTTATCTAGATATCGAAGTTGATAATAAGCTATCGGATACACCATTTCCAACAGATGGTAACTGTCCAATCAATGCGGTATCTTATTTGGATCATGATAAAAAAGAATTAACCACATTCTTATTAAATCAATCAGATATCAATCCATTGATTCAACCATTTATAGACTCGTTTGATAACGATTCGTTTAATCAGGAATTTATGAAGCTTTTAACCGATACTCTAGGTGGGCAAGATAAGGTTGAGTATTACCAATTACAGAATCTGAAAACAAGAGTTCTAATGTATGATGATGAGTTGGTTATGTTGAATGATCTATTTGGATACATCAATCATGAACAACCAGATTTTGTACTGGCATGGAACATGGCATTCGATATTCCATTTATTATTGATAGAATTAAGAGACTGGGAGTGGATCCAAAAGAAATCATTTGTCCTCAGAATATTCCTGCAAAATATAAACGTTGCAGCTATAATATCGATCAAAGAGCAGTTGCTACGGAATTTGCTGAAAAGGGAGATTATGCAGACATTACTTCCTATTCCGTATATTTAGACCAATTGATTCAGTTTGCTTCCAGACGTAAAGGCAGAGCCAAATTCAGATCGTATAGTTTGGATTCTATAGGAGATGAAGTTGCTGGTGTTAGAAAATTGGATTATCATGATATTGCAGCCAATATCCAAGACTTACCTTATAACGATTATCGAACGTTTGTTAAATATAATATGATGGACGTTATCGTACAGTATTGTATAGAGTTTAAATCTGAAGATATTCCGTATATCTTTAATAAAGCATTATTAAATGGAACACAGTACAGAAAAGTTCATAGACAGACAGTATATTTGACCAATCGAGCCTCTATTATGTTTAAAGGTTTTGGAGACTTTGTATTGGGAAATAATAACAACAAGTACAAAGACCATAGCAATGTCAAATCTTATGAAGGAGCTTTTGTCGCAGAACCAACTAAAGTGGCAGACTCTATCAAAGACAATATCAATGGTAGACCTATTATGAGAGCATCCAATGCGGTTGATTTTGACTTTACAAGACTGTATCCGTCTATTCAGCAAGAATATAATATGGCTCCGAATACATTGATTGGGTATATTCAGATTCCCGGTACAATATATGAAAATGAAAATGCAATCAATAATCCAATGTATACCAGATCTGGTCAATTCATAGAAGATTTGACTTCAGACAATCCATTGGAATGCATGCATAGATGGTTTCATTTGGCTAACTTTAAAGAAATGTATGGAGATATTTTAGAATATTTCAATACTGTAGAAATTCCATTCTATCCAGTTAAGAATGAAATCTTGCCTTATGGTCCACAGTATACTACCAATAATCGAAGACCATTGGTAAATGCAATGAGAATCGATAACACAGATCATGGTATTGATGGAATGGTTGTTTTGGATTATCCCAATTTATCAGAAGAGCAAAAGAATGAGTTAGATATTAAGTTTAAAAGGAGATTTGTATAATTATGGATGATATTCCGTCTATTATTAAATATAAAGTATCTCCAGAAGATATACTCAAACTGATCAACATAGGCAAAGAGATGAAAGCCAATGTCGTGGTCTATTCTCAAATTACAAAGACTGTGATTGGATTCGCACAAAGTTTTGTAGATGCCAATATTCTGAAAACATTCAGAGAACCTGTAAAGATTGAGCTATCAGAAGACTTTCCAAATATAGCCATTATGAACAAAGATCTGATTGCTTTGGAGAAGTTTTCTCATACCAGTAAGTTCGAACCTTATGAGATTTACGCAACTAAGACAAAGTACAATGGTATCAATGATCAGCTGTTAAATATGTGGTGTAAAGACGAATACAGACTCTGTTATGATTTCAAAGACTATATTAAATTATATAAGTCTATTATGAGTGAAATATCTCATTCTAAGAAAATAGCAGAGTATAAGGATATAAAGTCTATCTTAGAATTTAATCGAGCATTGTCTGCTAAAGCAACCGATGGGATACAGCATATATATTATGATCAAAGGTTGTTGTTTATTGCTCCTACATTTATTAATGCTAAGAAATCAGAAGTAGTAGATATGGATATCTATGAAGACAGATATGGAAACTATCTGATCAATATCATCATTCATAAGAAGAAAGATGATCTCTTCAATATATATCGTATCTTAAGGCTATGATAAATGTTCCAGTTCTTACTCTGTAAACATTTGAGTAAGAACTGGAATTATATTTTATTTTTTGAAGGAGTGATATAATGGCAGATGAAAGAATGTCTTCACTTGAGAAAAAAGTGAAAGACTCGAGGGATGCATTATACTCTGATGTGTACTATAATGATAACGTATCTTCTCAACAGATACGTTCTCTTAAAGATAGAGTCAATTCAGCCATAGAGAAAATATCTAATAATAATATAGCAAATACTGGAGAATCCAATATATCGATTCTATATCAGAAGGCATATAATATCAATCCTTCTAATGGTGGAAACAATTATGACTTACTGAATAATATTAACCAATCTTTGTCTGATAAAAACAATATGAACAATGTATTGGCTATCTATACACAGAATACGTTGGTTAGAGATATAGATAGAGAAATTGATATGGTTTGTAAATACATGCCTAAATTACAAGATGCATTGGACACTCGTAGAGAGCATGTATTGTCTGCTGACCATTTCAATAAAGAATCTATTGTTATTCGATCTGTAACACAAAATTCATCGGATGATTCCAGTATTGCAAATAACATCAAAACGTTAAAAGAAAAATATGATCTCTCTAAACTGCTGGATGAAGATGTGTATAGGCCTGCTGATAAATACGGAGAGGCGTTTGTATACATAGTCCCGTATAAGAGAGCAATAGAGACGTTAATAAGAGCTCAATATAACGGAATGGGTAGTACGAATGCTGATGTAGCGGGACATGTTGCCCAGGAAGCTTTTATAGAATCTGCCGTAAATGATTATGTAAAAGACAGAACTTCTGAAATAGATATTTCTGATATTATTCAGGAAGCCACTATGCCTGTAGACAATATGACTGAAAGAAATAGAGCAGAACAGAAAGCCGCTGATCTGAACAATCAACTGATTAAAGAAGCTTGTGGTGATTTGAAAATCGAATTCAATACCAGTCGTATTATTAAATCGGCTATTTTAGATCGTATGAAGACATATAAAGTCTTCAATGAAAATGGCTCTTTATTTTTTAATGAAAAAGCAGATAGTAATATCTCTGGTAGTATAGATAAAGGCACGAATGAATATACCAAAGCTACGAATGATAAAAATTCTATGGCCGCCAATGGAGTTACTCTGACAAATGATATCAATCAACCCAATACTAATAAAATTGGTAAAATAAAGATTCCAGGATGTGTGGTTAAAGTTCTAGATCATGAGATGGTTAAGCCATTGTATATAGACAATATTTGTTTAGGATATTTCTATATAGAGTGCGATAAAAAGATGGCCTTAGAACAAACCACATATTCTTCTACTATAGGCGGTATACGTCCAAGTGGCGCATATAAAGGAACGTATGATTTCCACAGAAATGCGTCTTCTGAATATACAGCTATTAAAAATATTGCTGATGCAATTTCTAAGAAGATTGATACTAAGTTTGTCAATACCAACCAAGATCTTTCTAAAGAAATATATTCTATTCTGAAATACAATGCTTCTGTAGATGCTACTGGTAAGATTGCTAAGATTACAGTTAGCTTTATTCCCCCAGAAGATATTGAACATTGCTATTTTGAATTTGATAAAGAAACTAAACGTGGTATATCTGGTTTATTCAGATCTTTATTCCCAGCCAAGTTATTCTCCTCTTTGTATATCTCCAATACATTACAATCTATCACTAGGGGATTTGATAAGAGGGTATATTATGTAAGACAGACAGTAGATACGAATATTGCCGGAACCTTGATGAATGTTATCAACCAAATTCAGCGTTCTAATTTTGGTATCAGACAGATAGAATCTATGTCTAACGTACTGAATATGATCGGACGTTTCAATGATATCGTTATTCCGAGATCTGCATCTGGAGATTCTCCAGTAGATTTTGAAGTTATTCCTGGACAACAAACAGAAATCAAAACAGAATTGATGAATATGTTGGAAGAGATGGCAGTTAATGCAACAGATGTTCCATTTGAAGTGGTCAATGCCAGACAGCAGGTAGACTATGCAACTCATCTGACTATGACCAATACTAAGTTCTTACAGAAGATCAATAATAGACAAGGCATTACACAGAAGATATTTAGCCGTATTGTAACTAAGATCTATAATTATGAATTTAATATGGATACAGATAATGTAGATGAATTGGAAGTATTATTGCCTCCTCCGATTTATCTGAATGCTGTTAATACTGGACAGATTGTAGATGCGGTCAACTCAATGGCTACAGCTATAGCATCTGCTTATGTAAGTGAACAGAACGATCCTAACTTGCTAACAGAGTTTACCAGACAATTAAAGATGGATATGGTTGGTTCTCTCTTCCCACAAGATAAGATTAAACGTATTTTGGATAATTCCAGAATTGCTTTATCTCAGCATGCATCTTCTGATGAAGGTGGTATGTAAATTCAATATAAATCCCAGAAGCTCATATGAGCTTCTGG